CAGAAGCAGAAATAGAAACAGAAATAGAAGAACAGCGGGAAATCGTTTAAGGAATAGAGAAAGAAATAGAGAAAGAAATCGGTTTGATTTTTTTGAACCAAGAGGTAGACAACCTAGAGGTGGAGTGCCTCCTCCCTTTCATTTTGCTCCAGTTGCTCCTGTTGCTCCTGTACCTCCTCCTCAACCTTTTGCCGGTTTTATTTTTGGTCCCCCCATTTTGTGGCATTAGGTGAGTGGTTTGTTGCTTCTGTGTTGGTTGCAGCTTCGGTGTGCTGGGAGGAGTGGTGAGTTTGCTTGTCCAGGGTAGAGGTGATCGGCTTCCCAAGGGTCATTGTGTTTCGCTGTTTCGCCACATAAATGGCAAATGATTGCGGTGTCCCTTACCTGTTTGGCTCGGGCTTTATAGTCGCCTGAGTATTGGCCTGTTGCTTTTTTGGTTGCTTGGCGACGTGCTTCGTTAAGAGCTTTGATTCTTTGTTCGTGTGCAGGGCATCTTGTTTGTGAGCTTAGTTGCCCACAGTCGAGGCAGGGTTTGGGGAAGTTCATCTCATTATTATTCTGCATCTTGGGCAGACAGGGAATGTTTTCGCTGTTGTTTGGTAGTTGCATAGGCGGCAAGTGTATATGTTCAAAATAGTTTGTTTTCTTTGTTTTCGGTTGCCCAGCGTAGACGGCCTTCAATGATGGGTAAGTACTCGGCGGTTAGTTCGATACCGATAAATTGAAAACCGTTGAGGAGTGCGGCTTTGCCTGTTGATCCTGAACCGGTGAAAGGGTCTAGGACTGTTCCGCCTGCAGGTGTGACGAGTTTGATTAGGTATTCCATTAGGGCTGTGGGTTTCACGGTTGGGTGAAAGTTCTGTCTAATTGGTTGATTAGTTTTGTCACTTCGTTTATCTTTGCCACCCGATAATGAACCACCTTGTTCAAATGGCAGGTTTTCTAGCCCTTCGTTGCGGTCACGTTTTGACGCTTTAGCAACATAAAAGAAACGTGAAGCCCCACCAGAATCCCCAAACTCACCGTTATCTTGACCTGCTTTAATACCAATACCTGCACCGTAAGAGTTGTTATTAAAGCCATCCGAGGTTCGCGCTCCTGGTTTACCAGACTTACTTAACCCACTTTGTTCGTCTAATAGGTCAGCGGTATAAGGATCAAGAATAATGTTTGCAGGCCAACGACCTTCTGCTTTATACATTGATACTGTGTCACCGGGTTTGGCACCCCCAAATTTTATCGGGTTATCAGCAGATTGCCGCTGCATTGAATCAAAATCAATAGTTTCATCACCAAACTTTATGCGACTAGCGTCAATATTCAACCCACCAGTCCCCCACCGCAAAACATTAGCCGCAACAGTATCACCCTTAGCAAACGGTTTACGGGCAACAACAATAGGTTCAAACGCAGGTTTCAAAGCTGTCCCCCAACCCTGCCATTGTTCCGACTCAGGCGACTTTGATTCATAAGCTTCAACAGGATTAGAAGTTAATTTGTTTTTTTCTTCTTTGTCACTTGCTTGGTATTTTGACGCTGTTGGGATGGCCCTGCCCCGATTAGCGTGACCCATAACTTTATCAATACCTAAAGCCACGTTGTGTGATTTTGGAAAGCCTGACCCATACAACCAAGCAATAGAATCACGCATTTCAAACCCTGCATCTTCAATCGCCACTGCGAGCCGGTGCCAAGTTCTTGACCCACCAAACGCCAATAAGTGACCGCCTGGCTTCAACACCCTCAAACATTCAGTCCACAACTCGACACTATAAGCAATACCCGAGTTGTCCCACGACTTACCCATAAACCCAAGCTCATAAGGTGGATCAGTCACAATCGAATCAACCGAATTATCAGACAGCGTAGGCAACACGTCAAGGTTTGAACCATGATAAACAACAGCCCCATCAACTTCAATCACAAAGTGCCTCTAATCGCTTCAATAAACAAGTTAGGTTCAACAAGGCTACCCACAAAAATACGGGATTCAACTTCTAGCAGTTCGATAATGCGTTGGCGTTCACTAGAAATAGCACCGTCAATGTCGTTATCATACATTAGTGCTTTATTTATAGGAGTGATAAGTGGGTTATTTACCCAGTAGTCATTAGGGTCAATCATTTGCTTTCTCCTTTGATAAGAGCGATTAGGTCGCAGGTAGGGCAGCCTTTGATACAGGTGGGCTTTGGGTTGCCCCAAATGCGGTGATGCCAAAAATCAGTGTCTAGCAGTTTGATAATGCGTTCCTCAGTGGCTTGACGTTCAAACTTTTGACCCGCTTTAAACCCTTGAGTATAAACAGTGTCAGGGTTTTTTGATTCACTGCTGAGCATCTTTACCCCAACCCTTACCTTTGAAACTAACAGCCGGCACAGACATAACACGCACCTTTTCAGCCCCACAATGACACACAATACGAGGCGTTAAAGCAAGACTATGCGTGATTGTGGCTTTGGAACCACACACAGGGCATTTATAGTCATACACGGGCATTAACATCCTCCAAAGCTTGCAGAATCCTCAACGAACCTTCCATAGTCCATTTCACAGGTTTAGGTGGTTTCTTTTTACGGTTGCGAACAATCTTTATCGGGGTATCAGATTGAATATGTGACACACGCACACAATCTTTATGGCCACACAACCGCACCCCAGGCAAATAAAGTTTGCCCACAGAAGTTATCGGGTTGTCATCATCATCATGTTTGCCATACCACGCAACACAATAATCTTCACCATAACCAATACGGCTTTGAGGTTTAGCAGCACACGAAGCACACAACTGTTCACCTGTGCGTTGAACACGTTTGATTATTGCTGATCCGTTTTCTTGAATCCCACAGCGATTACATATCATTTCATTCCCTTTGTTTCGAGTGGAGCTGCTGGGAATCGAACCCAGGTGCAACGAGGCATTTCTGTTTACCCGTTGACGAAACCATAACAACCCCAAGCACCAACAACCGGTCTAAAGTTATTGGCTATTCAGTTATAAACCTGCCCTCACACCAAGATATTGGGCAGGCCGTTCTAGAAGTCTACCTAAAAACGCCAGACTGTGCCGCTAAAAACTGTGTTTCTTTGCAACTCAAAACAACTTATGCCCGTGCCTGAGTCACTGCCCGAAGTGAGCCGATACCAGTCTGAACCATTATCGGAGGTGCTTGCTTGAATCCACCAACGAGAGCCGCCGTTATGCGCTCGCCCAAGCTCCTCAACCCGACTGTGATGAAAATGCCCACTCACCGCAATAGTGAAATCTTTGATGGCCTGATTACCGAAAGCCTGTTTACTCAACCAACCTTCAACCTGATTAGGGCTTTTAGCTTGATGACCATGAAATAACCCAAGAATGTGAAACGTGTCCCCAAATGGATCAAGGGTTAGTGATTCGTCATGTAGTTGAGGCATAACAAAAGTCACATCTGTTTTTGTTTCAACTGCCAGCCGTCTAAGTTGTTGCGCAATAACAACACCCCAATCATCAATACCAGGGCGACCAACTGCTTGACGGTTCACACGCCACTGACAATGATTAGAACCCACCGTTGCATAGGTGACCGGTGCGTATTTCGCACATAATTTCAACAAATCCCACATCAGCGAGGCAGCCAAATCGACTTGTTGCATAGGACTCATCGTGTTCGATTCAAGCTGTGCAGTCGAGGCCACATTCTCAATGCCTTCAATAATGTCCCCAGCATCAAGCACCACGGCGCGCTCATACTTGCCACGTTTCAGTTGCGCTTCAATGTTGTCAAATGAAACAAAAATACGTTCTAACAATTCTTGTGTTCCCCCACGACTAGCAGACTTACCAACCTGCCAATCCGCCGGAACAATAACCAAGACTTTACTCGACTCGACAGGTTTAGGTTTTTTAGCTTCTTTTCTTGCCTGCGACCACAAAAAAGGCAAATCAACAGCCAGATTCTTGAGGCGAAAAGTGAACCTAAACGACGTGAGCCATTCACCATCCTCACGTTGCTGCCACTTAGACGTTTTGACCGTGTTCCCAACAACTTCATAAACGTCAGGATCATAACCAGCAGACCGCAAAAACTCATCAAAGTTAGGTTCACTGTATAAGCCAGGTGTTGTTGCTTGACCTTCCCCCAACACTTCATCAAAGTTCACTTGAGGTTTCCAACCAGCAGGTGAAACAGGTGAAGCAGGTTTCAAATCATCTAGCACAAGAACATTCCTTATCCCTGTGTCGTTGCAAACTGTGACCAGACATTTTCAAACCACGTTGTGAAAGTTGCCGAGCAAGCTTTGACGTTGACCAAACAACATCATCATTTACTGCCGCCCAATAAATCACAGCATCCTTGTCATCTAACGTTTTAGCGTGAGTCGCTATCAAACAAGTGTAGTTCGGTTTCTCAGGTGTCAAATCTTCAAGCATCAGCAATCAATTTCTCACATAGAGCAACCAACTGAGGGCTAGGTGCATCTAATCGCAACTCAGCGACAATCAATGCTCCAAGATGAGTCCGGATACGTTCAAAATCAGGTGACCAAACCAAATTCTGATCCATCAACAACAACATTGCTTTGCTTAATGCGTCCATTGATTCACCACCATAACCACAGCAATAGTTAACACAAACACAATCAATGAAGCAGCGATTATTAGGCTGTTGATTATACGGTCAGATTCTTTTGCACAATCATCACACATTGTTCTTCTCCTCATTCGTGAGTTCCCTCAATTAGTGCAACCAAGTGTTTGATTTCTTGCGGTGTAAACCAGGCTAAAAAAATCTGGTCTTTTTGAATGAAATCAACTATACGTTTTTGTTCGGTTTGTTGACCGGAAATGAAAGCGTTACGGATTGCTCGGTGAAGGGTAAGCTCATCCATTTTTTGCGTTTCCGTTCCTTGCGTTGCGCTGCTTTAGCTTTGTGAGTGGGCCACCCGAATCTTGTTGCCATGTTTTCTCTCCTGTTATTGCTTCGATTATTGCTCGAGTTTGCATTGACGGATGTTTCAAATTGATGAGCAGTTGCAGAATCCTGTAACGCTCCTCAGCAATACCCATCAAGCGACCAGCCTCACGAGAATCCTTGGCTATGCGTGAAACTTCTTCATAAATTGGTGTAGTCATTGTTTCTCCCTTAATGTTGCAGCTACCTGATCATTGACTAATGCCAGGATGACTTCTTGTGCGTCTGTGAAACCTAAATCAAGGCCGTAACGTAAACGTGCTTCTTCAAGTTCTTGCAGTCTAAACAAGACTTCTTTGATGATTCGTGTTTCACCTTGTCTGCGATAAAACTCACGCACGTTTTCACCAGGTGTTGGTTCTTGAATAAATCCGAGGTCACTCATTTCAACCCCCAAACAATCGCCCTACGCCCAAACAAAGTAAAGTCTGAACCCTTTTCCTCAACCAAACCCAAATCAACAAGCTCAGACCGGCGAGAACGAATACCCGACTGCGAAGCCAAAGGCACTAAACCATGCTCCATCTGTGTTTGATACAACTGTGTCAATAACTCATCAGTCATCGGCCTCCAAAGGATATTCAGAATAGCCTGTTGAGTTTTGGTGACATTTTGCACACTCTCAGCAGCCTCATGTGACGTTTGTGGATCAGTTACACGAGCGTTAGGCATTATGCACGCCCAATCTTCACTAAAGCCACAATCAAGGCGACCAGCAACGACCAGATAGCGAGCGGCCCAAACCAAGGCGAAACAACACCCGCAATCAAATCAATGCCCAGGTATAAACCAAAAAATATGATTGCACCCAAAACAACTTTCATTAGATTTCCCTTTCATAATGTCAGCTTATGCTGATACCCCTAATCTATTGCATTTTGAGGGTTGCTACCGACATTTAGTGTGTCGTTATGCAAATGTTACTTTTCTTTTAAATGGATGTGAACCCCTGCTGGGCGTTGATCAGCGAAAGATTTTGACGCATTAATTTCGATTATGCGTGAATCATCAGCGAAAACACCAGCGATTGTTAGGGCGTCACCAATAGCCCTCAAAAGTTTGTCCAAGTCCGGCATTGTGTGTGGGTGCAGTCGAGTCACACTTTTAGGTCTTTCCAAAAAAAAATGAGCCTCCAAAATGCAAGGCCCATCAATGAGTTGAAACTCGGTTTGTTCTATCCGTTGTTTAGCAGCCGAAACAACGAGGTCACGCCACAACGGTAACCCTTTAGAAGCTTCCACCATCACAACACGACCACCCCGCACAAACCCTGACTTTGATCCTTGAGGTCTCGGCACACCAACAACATCAAACTCAAGACTTGACATGTGTTTCCCAAAACACCATGCACCCAACAATGCTGTAAAGCACACCTAACGCAAAAGCCACATAAGACAACACACCAGGAAGTGAATGTGAAGCGATAAGCAACACAAACCCTGTGATTAGTGGCAGCAGGAAACGCATTAGAAAGGCAAGTCGTTTACCGTGTCAGATAGTTTCGCTTGAGCGTTGTTGACAACCAACACAAACTTTTGTTTCTCATTGCCTTCTTTGTCAGTGTAAGTGTCAATCTTTTTGCCTAACAACCCGTTGATGGTTAGTGTGTCACCTTCTTTGACTGCCGGTGCAACCTGAAACCAACAAGTGTAAGCTTCAGTAAAAGTTGTGCCTTTGTTGGTGCGTGACTCAACAACCGACAAACCCTTACCGTCGAAAAAGATGCGGTCTACGATTCCTGTGAATGTTACTTGTGCCATTTTGTTTCCCTTCGTTTTTTTTATTCTATTGCCAAGGTATGACATGGGTGGGAGTCACACAATCGGAATGACCGCAAGTTCGTTTGCCAGGCATAAAATAATCTTCATTTATCATTGGTTGATCTTGTTCGTTGAAAGCTCCGTGCCAAGGTGTGCAACGTTCAGTGCCGTAAGTGATGATGTTGGCTCGGCGTTGACGACACGACGCACACAACAGGTTTGTGAGTTTGCGTTTGTTTTGGGCCACACACCAGGTGAACCCACAGCGAGCGCATTTGACTTTGTTCTCCAACACATTGTTAGTCTACTTAGCCCGATACGGTCTGTTAGGGATTGTGCCAGCGTCAACAGCGATTTGGTGGCAGCAAGGCCCACAGTAAAGTAGCCCTCGACCGTGTTTGCATTTAGGCATTGGTTGACCCGGTTTCTCAGATGGCAGGGTTTGAGCTGTTTCACGTCTTTGGTTTGTTAGTTGTGTTTCTTTAACTTGACGTGCTTTTGCAATAATGTGTTTTGGTTCAACCCACCCTATTTGTGGGTCTTGACGTGCAAGCAGTGAAGCTTCTTTAGCGGTTTCAAAATCAAGGTGACCAATAATTTCGTGCCAAACTTCAGCAGACAAATCAGATACTTTGCGGTTATCAACAATTGCTAAATAGTGCAGGATTTGTGTCACGTCACTGAGTCGCATTTTGTTCATCCTCTAATCGTTCGCGTTCAATCATTCGGGCAAGTTGTGCAGCACGTTCAGCGTCCTTGTCAACAAGTTTTTGTTTTGTTGGTGCAGTAACAAAATCTTCATCTAACCAGCGATCAGCGTTCAACCAGGATTCGGGGTGTGGGATGAATCGTTTGTCTGTGATTTGTGTTTTGTCAATCCATGTTTGTAACCCAGCAATTAGGGTTTCAGGGTTAGTGCGTTTCAGGGCTTTGATGTAAGCAAGCTTGGCCCTGCCTCGAGCAACTTTTCTAGGGTAAAGGTTATAAAAGGTTTCGAACTCACGCTCGATTCGAGCATTAGTTTCTTTAACTTGTTCTTCTTTAACTTGTTGTTCTTTAATTATGTTCTTCTTATGTGTATGCCTAGCCAACGTAGGCTCACCCAACGTAGGCTCAGCCAACGTAGGTTTTTGATACACGGTGACTGGATTAGTTTCAGTGGGGTCTTGGGTTTGATATATGTAGCCTGCAAGCTGACCGTGTTCGTTGCGTTCACGTTCCTCAGACTTTGATAAATAACCGAACTCGACGAGTTGTTTCAACATTGTGCTGATAGCCATGCGCCCCACCCCATTAGCTTTAGCCAAGTTTTCTTCAGTTATCTTCCAACCAGGTGAATGGCTGAGCAACTGTGTGAGTAATCCGCGAGCCGCTAAAGTTAGACGGTTATCTCTGATCCATGCGTTTGGGATTTGTGTGAACTCATCATCAAAAGAATGATGGCCTCTTATTAGACTCATTTACTGCCTTATCTTCGGCAGTCGCCCACTAGAATGGGTCTTGCCGATAGGTTGATATCGGTTGAGGGGCAAGTTCTTTAACGGGGCTTGCCTCTCTCTTTAGTTTACTAGGTCAGATACTACGCCTATTCTTCCGGTTCAACAACGAAACGCCCAAACTTGTCATCCAAACGCCACCAGCAGTCCCTCACAGCGTCATAAACAGGTTCAGACAAAGGGTTCGACCAAGTAGACAATTTCCACCCATAACGCCTCCCAGCCTCCGCAAAACCAGGGTTACTTTCCAAAAGAAAATTGGCATTCGAACACAACACAATAATGTTGCTAGGCACATCACGTTTCTTCGACCCACCACTGCCCCGATTAGCTCGATGTTGCGGAATCAAAGTTTCATCCTGACAGCCACAATGCAAACAATACTGATCACGTTTCAAAAACTTGCCAAACTCTTTTGGTGTCACCTTTTAAACTCAAGTTCAACTTGCCGCCCAATTACACTCACCGCCATCAAGCTCGACTCAATGCTTTTCAGTTTCATTCTGATTCGTGTCGCTTCCGCTTTCGCAATGTCACGGGCGAGCCGAGCCTGAACAGCCTCCAACTTAGCAAGGTTAGTTCGGTCTGCAATCGTTCCCTCATGAGCAATGAACGCTTTAGCCTCCACAGTGTCCAACGATGCTTCAGCTTCAGCCAGGTGACGTTCACTTTCATAAAGGGCTTGAATTCCCTTTTCCTGCAACCCCATCAACCGGTTCATTTCCTGAATCACGTTTTGTGGTGAAATAATTTCCATACCGAACAACCCTCTCCTCAAACACTTTTGTTAAAGCCGTGAACGTATTGACTTGACCCAACCTAAACTGTTCCCAAATCAGTTCCTCAAGTTCAGTCAGACTTGCTTTCAGTATCCTTTGATTCACGACCCAACTCCTTCAACGCTTCAAGAACATCGGGTGCAACTTGAGCAGCAACCGCTTCACTATAAAGCAAGCGTAAACCGTCAACACTCAAACCATTCGCTTCAGCAACCCAATCCCTAGCCCTGGCAACCTTAGCCATTTCCTCACGACTAGCACGCTTATTCCCTGAATAACCTGCATTAGCCAAAGCCCTACCAATCGCACTTGTTTCAGCGTTCTCAAGGGCAGAAGTTTTATTCGCACCACCACCCCCATCAATTTCAAAAGCGTGACCCGTAGCTTTAGGTAAGTCATCAATCAAATCCAAGTAAACAGTTGCTTTCACAACCCAGGTTGAAACGGCACGGTCAGTTTCTGTTGTCAAGTTTTCGGTAATAATCCGGCCACTAGGGTTATCCGCATAAAAACGTTTGATACGTTCCTCAACGGTTTCATAATCTTTCAAATTAAACATTGCCATTATTTGACTCCCTTTTTGAATTGAATAAATGGTGCGCCACCATTCCGACTTGTTAAAGTCAAAACAGTTTGCCCATTGTAAGTGCCATTTTTAGCACCCAACATTTGATCTATCGTTGCCGACTTACATTTATTGAGTTCAGTTTCAGCAGCAACAAATCGGTCTTGCGCCAAACTCAAATGCTCCCACAAATCACCCAACTCAACACTTTCATCACTAATCTCAGGTGACAAAGCTCGCACCGTTTCATAAGTTGATTTAGACCCATCCCATTCAGGTGGCAACCCTTGTTCAACATGTTCAACCCAACGGCGAACAGAACCCAACATCGACTCAACTTCAAAGTCATCCCAAATAACAGGGTATTCAGTCAAGTCGCCACCAGCAACAGCAACAACACGACCCTGCCGAATACCAGTAACCCACATATACCAAAGCACCTGATACTTGTAATGCAGTGGCAGGCCATCAAAAAACGGTAAACGTGAAAATTTGATTTCTAATATTTCAAGTGAACCATCAGGATGTTCAATTACCCCATCAGGGTTAGCGTGCGCCCAATCATGTTGCAACGAAGCCCAAGTCCCTGTTTCATAAACTTTCAAACCAGGATTCTCAGCAGCAAAAATGTCGCGGATAGGTGCTTCAAAAGCAGACCCCAACTTCATAGCCATAGAAGGCACAACATGAGAATCAATCAAACCACAAGCCTTAGCCCAAGCAGTGTAAGACGACTCCCAAGGATTCACACCCAAAATAGCCCCAACTTGTGATCCACCAACAGCACCTAACCGTTGCTCATGCCAAGCATCAGAACCAGACTCGTGTGAACCAATCAGTTTCCCTTTACCCAACAAATTTATTGCAGAATCAATCATTTTTAAACCCTTCACCTAGTAAGGTCATTTTATGACTACCCACAGACAAACCCCACACCAGGTGTTAGATGATGCAATCAAAAATAATGGTGGCACAGAATGTCAACAACTGCCTGACGTGTTTTATCCTGAAGACATTTTTGAACGTGATGGCAAAAGATTAGCCGAAATGACAGCGAAAGCTGTTTGTGCAAGATGCCCCATTGTTTTGCCGTGTCAACAATACGCTATTGCTACTGGTGAACCTTATGGTGTTTGGGGTGGGTTGCTCGCTTCAGAGCGTTGACTTATATCCACCAATAGATGTGAGGATAGATAACAGGGCTGAGCCACCAGCAACCGCTAGAAGCCCCAACACGTCGACCTGAAGTATATTCACGACCCCTGCCCCTAAAACCGCTGTGGCAGTCTGTGCAGCCGTCTTAATGGCACGTTCGAGTGCGTAGTTCCAAAACTTTTTATCGTTTAGCATTTTGTTCCTTAATGTGTTTGACGGGATCAATCAAATCTGCAAAAGCAGCTAGTGACGGATTAGATTTTTTACTCATTGCAATGTGAACATGTGGGCCTGTTGAGGCTGTTCCGGTTGAACCCATGTTGCCGATTTTGGTTAAACCAATCACAACTTTTGCACCAACTTTGAGTTTGCTTGGTTGTGCCAGGTGAGCGTATAAAAGAAACTTGTCATCTTTAGTTGTTTGAATCACAACATTACCGATAACGTCGCTCCAATAAACAGCGGTCACCGTTCCTGAAGTGATTGCACGCCCATTCCAGGTTGTCCAATCAGCCCCACCATGTTTCCCACCATTGCGGAAACCCTCGGTTGCACCAAACTGTGATCCACGATTCTTTGACGGTTCACGATACCTAGCCATTTTTATCCAATCCGATAAGTAATCATTGTTGAGCTTGAAACTACACGTGACCGCCAGCGTGATGATTCGGTTGCTGGTGTGGTGGCTGTGCCAACTATTGTGTGACCTGTGTTAGATGTCACTGTGACAACTGTCGAACCAGTGTTGATAATTGACCAATCGAATGACGTGTTATTTGAAACACTTACAAAACCGCCAGCTATGTAACTGCCCTGCGTTCCAACTGGTAACTGTAAGTTCGCTGCGACACCTGAATAGGTGATTATGCCGGTTTGAAGTTCGGCTAGTGTCAATGTTGCGGCAGCGGTTTTTGCGGTTGGTGTGGGTTGAATAACATACGGATAAGTTGCAACTGCTGCGTTCATTGTTTGCACACCAGTAAACGTTGCCGATGCACCGCTAAAGTTTCCCGCATTATCAATCGAGGCTAGTAGCACACCTTCGGCTGTATAGGTTTCTAATGCTGCACCCGATGAATCATTTGTTGAACTTGCATAAATTTTTAGAGCGGATGCACCACTGCCACGCTTGCCACGAATGTTCATACTGCCGATTAGTTCGGTATAACCAGAGTTGTCGACAGTGACAGTCGATGCTGGTGTTCCAGATGAAGTCAACCATTGCTGTTCGATACCGTAGCCAACAACTGTTCCTCCAGTGCCTGTTCCCGATGGCCCAGAGTTTACAACCACAAAAGTAGTGGTGGTTGGAGTGCTGTAAATGTCATAAATCTGGTTGAACAAAGTTTCGCTGTTGCCCGTGATGCGGATTCTTTGACCGGCAATGAGACCGTGAGCGACAGAAGTCGTGACGGTAATGTTTGTGCCATCGCTACTAACAGCAGTTATTGTTCGTGATACTGTTGCTGGTATTTTTGTTGTTATAGCAGGTGAACCAGGTGCAGTTGAGGTTGCCGTTGTTGCACCATTAGGGTCAACTTTTAGCAGGCTTGTGCCAGCTGAGTTTTGCACTTGCAAAATGTCAGCAACCTGACTTGACGCACCACGAATAACCTCGCCAACCACGTTAACGTTGCGAGCCACTATGGAAGATTGTGAAGCCAAGCTCACAGTTCCAGCAACCGTTTGTGCGCCTGTTGTTGCATTCAAATAAGACACAGTGAACGGGGTTGTGTTTGTGACAGCAGTGACAACAAATGTGCCGTTGTAGCCCGTCGGTGTGATACCGGCAACCGTAATCAGATCGCCAACAGCAGCGTTAGTAGCCGTAGTTGTTGTAATTGTGGCTGTTGTTCCGTTACCTGATGTTGCTGTTGTCGCACCGCCGACAGCGGTGAGGATTGGTTTTGTTGTGCCTGTGAAAGTTTGACCGACAGCGTTCACACCGTTGACGATTGTGCCACCCGAAATCTGGGTTTGAATCAAGTCGCCGTTTTGGTTTGCGTTGCCTCTAGTGATTGCACCAACAGTTGTTGTGGCACTAGGTGTCACGTTGACTCGTGCAACATAATCAGCCGTGCCCAAAGTGAGGCGACCACCAGCAGTCATTGAGGCCGAAGGCGTTGTGTTGCTTTGCCATTCTTGAGCCACCGCAGTCTGCCCCGACAGACCGTTAACAATCAAACCTTTATCGGTTGTTGCAGCTGGGGTAATCGTTTGCGTGCCGGTGAACGTTTGGGTGGCAGTCAAATCAGCGACACCAGTGACAGCACCAGTGCGAGTGTTAACCGAAGTCACACCGCCACCAGAACCATTAGCAGCAGCTGTCAAACGGCCTTTAGCGTCAACAGTAATATTTGCGTTCGTATAAGAACCAGCAGTGACAGCAGTATCAGCCAAACCAAGTTCAGCTGCTGAGCTAGTTCCCGAGTTTGTTATAGGTGCAGTAACACTCACAACACCTGATGATCCAGCAGCACCTGTTGCACCGGTGGCACCAGTCGCCCCAGTTGTTCCCTGAATACCCTGAATACCTTGGATACCTTGAGGCCCTTGAGGCCCAGTCGGCCCAACAGCACCAACATTCACAATAATCAACAACACATGATGATTGTTAGGGAAGTTAGTTGTTCCAGTACCAGCAGAAGTCACAAAAGTAACAGGAAAGTTGTCCCAGGTAGAGTTATAGGTTGGGGTTGCAGTGACCTCCCATTTTTGATAACTCGTTGCATCATTAGCATCCTGAATAATAAGAAAATCACCTTGATTAATTAAGTCAAGAAACAGTGAATCGTCTTGCCCATCACGGTCAATATGGTTCACACGAATTGCAGTTGAACTTATTTGTGTGCTGTTATTCCAACCAAGTTGATTAGCAGTCGGATCACCAGAAGTTGTATTTGTTTTAGTCGTGTAATGGTAATGCGAGCTTGACCCACCCGTTGCGCCTGTCGCTCCGGTATCGCCTTTAACGCCTTGAATACCTTGAGGCCCTTGAGCGCCTGTTACGCCTGTTGCACCTGTCGCACCCGTATCACCCTTAACGCCCTGTAAACCTGTTGCCCCAGTTGCCCCTGTTGCGCCCGTAGCCCCCGTGTCACCCTTCTCACCCTTAGCAACATAAACAGCGACATTCTTTTTAGCAACCTCGCTAATGGTTACTGTGTCAACCGGTGTTGCAATGATTTGCACTGGCATTATTTGACCACTTCAAGGCTAACCGTGACAGTTCCTTGCACCAGGCGAATCACAACACCAGTGCCAGCATTAGTAAGCTCCAACGCCCAGTTATATAGTTTCTTAGTCATTAACGCCGTGTTAGTTGCACTCCAAGTCATCGACACTTTACCTGTCAAAACCGTGATAGTTGGAGTCACCTCAAACAACAAAGTTGCAGCAGCATCCTCACGCACCTGAGCTTTAGCAGTAAACCCAGTCAAATCAAAAACAGTGCCATTTTCATTTGTGTAAACGTATTCACGCACAAAAGTTGCACCAGCATCCACAAAAAGATTATCCGAAACAGCCACCTAAACTCCCATCAACTTCATCAACAACGTCAAAACAAAAGGCACAATACCTGTAATCCCCACAAGCACCCAACGAAACTGTTCAAGTATTCTCAAACGTTTCTCATGATCACCAATGTTGCGTTCAGTCCAGGTCACATGATTAGGCAAACGCTCATTCAAGATAGTCACCTGGCGTGTCAGTTCAACAGCCCATTGAGGGATTTGCTCATCCATTATGAACTAACCATCGCAATCACAACTTCAATGTTTGTCGCAGCTAAGTTGCCACCAGAACCTTGATAACCCCTCACAAAAATAGTTTGCCCAGCCGTCAACGGTTTTACAGCATGCATAGTGTAAGTCTGAAAACTTGAAGCACTAGCGTTGTATCTGGCCTGTGAAGGCCTTGAACCGATATAGATTGTGTTAACGCGTTCACCCGTGCTGTTTGTTGCATAACTGACCGCATAACTTACCGAGTAAATACCCGCTTTTGAACAAGTAAAAACACCACTCGAATTTGTGATTGTTCCAAAACTTCGATTGTCAACATCTGACACAGTCAAAACAGTATCCGTTGCACTTGTCAAAGTTTGGCTTGCAGAAGTAGCAACAACATAAGGCATAGCCCCAGCCATAGGCGACCAAGTAGAACCGGTGTAATACTCAAAACGGTCAGAAGCAAGCTGATAAGACATCATGCCTTCAGTGGGCGAAGGAATGGCAGTAGTTCGTGCAGCATCTGTAGCAAAAACCATTGCAGACTGATCAACCAATGCGTCAAGGTCAGCAGCACCCAACTTGTCGCCTGCCGCCCAAACTTTTCTACCCTGCCAAGATGCCATGTGTCTAGTTTACCTGTTCGTTAGTAAGTCAAAATGTTGCTGTCAAGAACCCCAAAAAAGTCGGAATCCAATGTGAACACTTGATTAGTTGCTAGTTGCAAATTGAACGTAATGTCATGCCTATCAATACCAATGTTTTGACTCACCCCAATAATGGTGTGCAACTTCACCAGGGCAGACCCAATTTTAGAAGGCGTGTAAGTGATGTTCAAAGCGTCATGAATGTCCAAGGCCAGCAAACTATTTTGTTGCGCCAAAGTCAGAGCATCCAAGTTGATTGTCACAGACTCAAAACGGTATTCTGGTTGCGCATAAGAAGCAACATACAAGTTGATTATCTTTTGAGCTTCAACATCTGAAGCAGCATAACTATCAGCGGAATAAGCGTAAATGCCATAAGCATCAATAGAAGTTTGGTCAAGTTGATTCAACGTGTTAGTTGCACCAACACGAGTCACAGAACCCTTATTAGTCAATAACTCTGATCCATAAATAATGTTCAAGTTTTGGTATTGAATACCTGACCCAGTATCACTAATAGATACTGTGGTTGGTGTATCAGTGTTAGGCCAAATAACTCGAGCAGAGCTTGCAGACCGGCCTTGCAAAGCAGCCCAAGAATAATAGATTGTGTAACCACTGCCATACGCTGTTGCAAAATCACCATCAAAATAATCGTTCAAACTTGTGCCAGCCGTAATCATAAAGCCATCAACTTGCACACTGGCAGTTGACGATAGTGACATATAAATACCATCAACAATGTCACTGGAACTAACCGTCACATTCATACGCACCCAACCAGAAGCGGCAGCAATCGTTTGCACATTTTGTTGCGTTGTTCCCGAAGCCACCCCACCGTTAGACATCCAACCCGTCAAAGTGACAGTCAACGAACCAGAAGCAACCTTGACATAAGTGCTAAGAACATAGCTTTGACCTGTGAAGTATTTGCCCGAATCGGTTTCAGAATAAGAACCAGCATAATAGCCAGCGAAATAAATACCTGTCGCACCATAAGCAGAACCAAAATAACCACCAGGTGAAACTTGTGTCATGTTAGTCCAGTTAGTTGTCCCAAATTCAAAACTAGGATTCAACGCCATGTTCACATAAACATCACCAACAATTTCAGCTGTCGGCAACTGTCGCTGATCCTTATATTGCAACACCCCTTGAGCGTCACCATAAAGTTCACCAAAATCTGTTGCAGCAACCGAATTCAAATAATCTAAAGCATTAGTACCTTCACTAATAGAAGTTGATTGACAATTGATAACACCCTGCTGAATCTTCCTTGCACTGTAATTGATACCAACAGATGGTTGCGCCAACACATAAGCAATCTGTTCACCAGCAAGCAACGGTGGCACACTAATAGCAGGTAAAGTTTTAGCGGCAATAGTCCCCAACAAATCAGAACCTGTGATTGTTGCGGTTGCGTCACCGCCAGGTTGATAATCAAAACTCCAGTCAGTTATGAAACCTTGAAACTGCACAACACCATTAATTGTGATTTTGATTGCACCAGCAGGTTTCACTTCACTTGAAAACGTGCCAGAATATTGTGGGTCAAAAGCTCGTGTGTTGTTATCCAAAACAACGTTGATTGATCCTGCTTGGTAAACGTCAAGGTCACGAGATTTGCCTCGCCCAAAATCTATGCTACGAACATAAGCACTAATGTTTTGATAAACGTATAAACCACTAGATTTGCTGAAAGCAAACTCAACAAGACGTGTCGTTGTCATTGAATTATGTTGGCGAAACTAACGCCATTCTTTCTTGAATACTTTTTGAGTTCAGCAACAATTGCTTTGCCAATGTCTTGGCCATTAGCACCTAAACCCGCCGAAACATTGACATTATTAATAATTGTTGTTCGACCATTTTGCGGATTTCCAGTAACTGAACCTCCGACTCCCCCACCACCAGAAGATAAATTTAATCCTGCTCCTGGATGTCCTTTAATGGCACCCATGGAAGGTGTCAAAGATTCCCCATTAATATTTGCAAGAAATTGACCGGCACCACCAACAAAATTAGTAATTCCACTTGCCAATCCAGTAAGAAATCCAGCCACATTTAAAAAACCTTGAACGCCCGATTGCGTTTTTGGGTCAAAAGCTGCAAAAAAAGTATCAACACCTTTGACAGCACTACTCATGGAGTCACCTATATTTTTAATAGCTTTGCCTGCGTCGGTCTTAGGGTCACTCATCTGATCTACAAAGGCAGATAACTGATCGAATGAGCCACCAGGCTTCAGCAACTTACCAATAAAGTCTGTGAGCTTAGGCAAAATCAAAGCACCCAACTTTTCTTTCATGTTATCCATAGCCACATTAAACTTGTCAAAAGGTGTTGCCTTAATCAGTGCTTGTCCTGCCGCTTCTTTACCCAAAGCAGCCAACATTGTCCGCGCCAAATCCGTTTTCTGTGCAACCGTTTTAGCAGCCCCATGCACAGCAATAAACTTTGCTTCAGTTTTGGCCAACTCAGGGAACATCTTTTTGAGTGCAACTGTATTACCTGCATAGGCTTTTGCAACAGCCTTAGAAGTAGTTTCCAAAGGCTTACCCGACATGGCAGAAGCATCCAAAGCAATCTGCAACAACTTTTGTGCTTTAGAAGTAGAACCCGAGACACGAGCCAACCCAGCCAAAGCAGGTCTCAAATTATCATCTATAATGCCAACCTGATTTGACAAGGTTTGAATGAAAGCCTCATTAGCTTTCATACCGGCTTCAGTTGTTTTAGTAGTCCGCTTCAAAGTGGCGTTCATCAAATCTTGCGACACTTTGTCGGTCTGAGCCATCTTCGCAAACTCAAAACCCAAAGAACCAATCTTGAACAAAGCAGCACCAACGCCCAAACCAGCAATAGCCTTCTTCAAACCAGCAATACCCTTATTAGCTTGCTTGAAACCTTTAGGGTTATACTCCGTGATAACGGGCAGTTTAATTGGCATTAGATAACCCTCAACTTCTGATTAATTCTCGACGCATAACTTTCAATAATTTTGATTGTCACAGCAGTAATTTGCGGATAATTGTTTTTAACAGTGGCAAAAGCGTAACGCCCAGGTTTACCCCCCAAACCACGAGTAAAGGCAGCACCCTGACCATTCTGAGTAGTGCGCCTAATGTTGCCATACTGATCAGTCCAAGACCTTGATGTAGCGGCAGGTTTGCGCCGATTGATACCAGCCAATTCTGCATAATCAAAACCAAGCCCCTTTTTACCTGTCACAACAATTGAAATAAGGGGCTGATATTGTCGGCCTCGAATAGCGGCACCGGGCGTAAAAGATACACGAGTTTTCACAACATCCCACCTAGACCGCCCGTTATGAATCATGCCAGATAAAGGAGCTATCGAAGGCACAGACAACTGAATTTTATTGGCAACAGGTTTAATGCCTGCAGCCAAATCTTTCTTCAATTCTTTGACCAAATTTTTATCGGCTGATTTTAGGATTTTGGCTGTTTCAATTAACCCATCAACTTTTAGGGGTTTGAGAGTAAGAATGTCAGTAGCCATAAGCCAAGTTTACCGTTCAAGAGTTATGTGATTTGAGAACCATGCTCATTGTGTAAAGCATCCGGTCAGACTCCTGCAACAACACACTAGGTGCAATACCTGTGGCAACCGCTAAAGAAGCAACGAACCAATGGTGGCTAGAGTCGCCTAAGCCAACAAATCTTTTGGGTCATTGAAGCTCACACTTTTCAAAGTCAGTTTCCATTCATCCCAAGTCAAAGCAGTTGACTTATTACGAACCGAAGCAGCAAAAGCCAGGTAAGCCATATGTGTAAAAAGTTCAATGCGATCAATAGGCACAGCAAACTTTTCTTCAAAATCAATAATGTCGGAGGCTTGAACTGTGATATCTGTCACAGAACCATTAAGAAAGCTAACCTTTAGGCTTGCTTCATCCATTAGACGGTTGCCCTCGTGACTGCACCCGTTACAGGCCATGTAATTGAGAAAGTTGCCAGGTCACCAACAGAAGCCGAAATAGGCATGTATTGAGTGACAAGAGCAGTGCCTGAATAAGAAGGGTTAGTCACTGACACGGCCGTTGAAGTTGGTGTGATAGTGAACGCAACAGCAGAACCCAACAATGGGAAGAACTGTGAATCAATGCTGGCAGCAGCAAAGTCTTGGTTGAACTGCAAGTTAAGTGAACCATTTTTTAGTCCACCAATACGGGTGCGGTATGTTGCACCAAAAGCAGTTGTTTCAACTTCGTCAGCCTCAAGGCTCAACTCAGCTTGGGTTAGGTTCGCTGAAACGTTAGTTGTTCCAATCGTAACCTTGTAATCTGTGGCAACAAAAATAGCCATAAGTAAAGCCTTTCAACTAGCAAAAACAGTGGCAGTGAAGTCTGCTGATAAATAGTTTACTTCACCAATAGACACAACATTTAGACCAGTCATGTCGGTCACACGAACATCAAAAGCAGCACCCGACAAAGTTTTGTCAGACTCAACAGCAAGCTTGATTGATTTGCTTCCGGTACTTGCAACATACTCATCAAGAGTCAACTGTGCTGTGCGATCAGACTGGCGACCAACAATAACAGTGATTGTGAACTCGAAACGTTGCGCCCCTCGGTGCATAGCCAAATCATAACTAATCGAATTGAGGGCAACAACAGCCATAGGTGGTTGCGGTGCGTCAGGAATATTTGGGCTTGTTCGCAAGTTTGGGATTGTTGCCAGGTTAGTTGTCAACCCTGTTCTGATCGCTGAAAGACTAGCCATTAGGCAACAGACCTAACCATCCTGTAAACGTCGAGCAACTGTGTGACATCGCCATCCAAATACTTTGACGTTATACGCATAACGCCCATGTCACCGTAACCAGCCACACCCATAGGTGATTCATTACGTTTAAATAACCGGCTTGCTTGAATGATGGTGGCTTGAGTCACACTAGCAGGCACAGCAGACCAACCAAAAACACCCGTTACACGAATCAAAGCTTGTTGCCCGTTTATAGGCCATACACGCCCAATAGCACGAATACGAGTTGACGGCCAATACTTGCCATCCACAAAACCATTCAAAGGTTCAAGTTGGTAACCAGAAGTCCAAACAGTATCAATACCCGAAATAGAACTCGAAGCCGTTTTCAGTTCAGTCAAAGAAACCAAATCATCAATCTGCACAACCTCAGAATCATCTGCCGCATACAACCGCACTGCTGTTGCTGTTCCAAAAGTTCGCCCACAATAACCCTCAACCATTTCTGAGGCAGCGTTGATAGCGTCTTGAACAGCCAAATCATCAATGTTGTCTGTAAGTCGCAAAGCGTTTTTGACTTGAGCCAAAGTTGCATAAGTAGTCATAAACCTAAGTTTACCGTTTCCAAGTTATCCGAGCAGTTTCTGAATAAGCGGTTGCCAATAAGTCCTAAAAACTGTTTCCGCTGAATACTGTGCAACCCAATCCAAAGTGTTTTGAGTATTCTGACCACGATTCTTATACGCCAATTTCAACGCATCAACAATGCCAGGCACACTCGGAATCTGAAACCAAGAATCCTGCAAAGCATCCCACAAAGGTTGCCCATCCACAAGAAACGATTGAGGCCCTGCAAGCTCGGCAGAAGCAGCAAAGTTTGAAGTGATGACCGGCACACCACAAGCCTGAAACTCGATTGTTGCTAACCCAAAACCTTCACCCAAACTTATTGTCAAACCAATATCACAAGCCGAATAAATACCAGCCAACACTTCTTGAGAATAGCCGTAACGGTATTCAACAGGATCAACAAACATAATCTGTTTCTCATTTATGCCACACGCTTGAGCCAAATTCAGCAAGTTGATACCACCAGCCAACCCAAACGGATCAGCATGCACATACAACACAGCATCAGAATGTTCTAACGCAAAAATACTGAACGCCATAAACGCTTCACCAAAAGCTTTCCGGTTAGGCATCACACCTTTATTAGCTGCATTTATACCCACCACAAAAGCGTCATCAGATATTTTCATCCATTCACGATTAGGCAGGCCTTCAATCAAAGGAGTCGGTTTAAACACCGGTTCAAAAGCGTGCGGTGCGTATTCGCAATCAATGCCCAAACGCCTAATTTCATCTTGACCAAAACGACTCATAGCAATAGGAGTGACGTTATCTTTCTTCAACCAGGCAGCAACTTTTGGTGGAACAGGGCTGTGATCAATGGGAGTCCATGAAGCAATCGGAAACCTATCCCAAGCCTTGTTTTTAAAAACCCATGAATCATAAAGGCTAATAAATACTGATTTTTGTTTGGGATGTTTGGCAGTCCACCGTGAATGATGAATGGGTGCAATGTCGTTTGAGTAAACTTCAAAGCCTCGTTGAAAGATTGGGACAACCCCGAAACCTGAATCCCAAGAGCTTGGCAGTTCATTGCCGTAATTGCTGATAATCGCCACGTCAAGACCTTCACGTTTCAATCTTGCTGTGACTTGAGCGGTTTGTGTTCCGTAGCCTGTGGGGGCTTGTGGTGAGTTGCTATACCAAGTTATTGTGCCTTTAGGTAAAGACGTTTTTGCAGGGTTGCCTGATTTGCCCATGATATCCCTCTCGTTTCTATAAGTATAAAAGAAAACCCCCAGCCAAAGCCAGGGGTTTCCAAGTTTGAATCTAGGTTTAGCTTGCGCCACCCTTAAACAATGCAACGTGTGCAGCATGAGTCAACTTACCATCAACACGCATCTGCACGCGGAAAGTAGTTGTGTCAGTGTTGAACGCGTAATCCATTGACGAATCAATCTTTAGGCCACCAGCAACACGAGCCTTGTAAGACTTCAAGTCACCGAAAGCAACAGACAATGCACCAAGACCAACAGCAGCAACAGCAGGGTTCTCATACAAGTTGTAACCAAAGATGGTTGCAGGCTGTCCGATACCCTCGTTGAAAATGTAGTGTCCACCCGAGTCCTTGACCTTACGAATGGCAGCAATACCAGTTCGTGAAGCCATGAAGCCTAGACCTGCTGAGAGGCGTGCCTGACCATCAATCGAGTAAACCAAGTTCACTAGATCTTCATAAGTCGGCGCACCAGCAACACCAGTTCCACCAGTTCCAGTGGTCGTTGCACCAGTGACGATACCGGTTGGTTCAACAGTTCCAGTTCCAGTTGTCAAACCAGTGTTGACAGCGAAACCAATTGAGTTACCAGCTTGTTCAGCAATCAAAGCTGAAATGTCGAAACCTGCGTCAGTGATCAACTCGTTAGCAACAGGTACAAGGAATGAATACTTGAACGCGCTTAGAGCGATTGAACTGAAGGTTGGCTCAGACTCAGCAATAGCCGTTCCAGCACCCTTGATTAGCGCGGTTGAACGTGCAGTCATAGTTGGGATGGTTAGGGTTTCACCTGAAGTGGTGTTGATAACGTCTGCAACCTGAAGCATTGGGCCAGCAAGACGAGCAATCTGGAACACCTGGTCATAGAACGAAACCGGAACAGTGTTTGAAGATGGAACAAGAGTTCTCTTGTCAAATTCAAAACCACGACTTTCACCACGAGCAATAGAACGCAAGATTGCGTTTGCATCCTGTGAAGGTGCAGCAACCTGAACGCCACGAGCAGCAGTTTCAGTAGCAACTGAACGCTCCTCATTTTTGCGAGCAATGTTGATTGAAGCATCACGAGAATCAATATCAGCCTCAAGACGCTCAATTTTGGTTAGATCTTCAACAGTCAGACCACGCTTTTCTGATTCTGCAGATTCGATAACATCACGAACCTGAGCAATCAGATTTAGCTTGGCTTCTTCCTGTGATTTTAGAAAGTCAGACATGACAATCCTTTCAATTAGTTAGAAGGTTAATGGCCGAGTTAACTCAGAACCGTGATGGCGATAACGCTCAATCAACTAAAAGTTTACAAAACAAAAAACATAAGAAAACAGGCACAAGAAAACCCCCCAGGCGAAAGGGAAATAAAACCTGGAGGGCAAACCCTTAACGGGTTTCTTGGGGTAGAACAATCCGTGTATCAACAGAGGGACTGTTCAAATCTAAAACAGCTTGAGCAAAAGCATCAGCCAAAACAAAAATGTCACCACAACTAGGATTCCCAGCAACCTCAAGAATAGCAGCCTTAATTTCTGCGTGCGTCATCAATAACCTTTCATCAACAAATCAAGTTTCTTCTTCTTCAAAGCCAAAATGTCGCCTTGAACTTCTTGCACATCAGGTTCTTTGATAAGACGGTTCACAGTTTCCACCAAAACAGTCGCTAGTTCAGTTGACAATTCTTCACCGTTTTCAAGTGCCAACAAACCTTCAGCAAGTTGATCAGCGTCAAGGCCTCGCACCGTTGCAGTGCCTGTGGTGGCTTCATAAGCCGGAAACGATACAAGACTCGCCTCAAACAACCTAACAGCCTCTAGCGTGCGTTCAGTACCAGAATTTGACCAAGAATCTTTGATGACATTGAACCCAAAACTAAAAGCAGACACATCACCACGTTGCACCAAAATCGAAATGTCTTTACCTAAAGTAGTCGGAGCTAAATCGGCTTCAACTTTCAAACCTTTACTGTCCTCAATCAAACGTAAAGTACCTGCACGAGTGCTTGCCAAAGGTGCAGAAGTATCATGATTCCACAACAACTTAATATCGTTTCGAGCCTGCAAAGACTTTTTAAAAGCACCAGGCGCAATAACCTCAGTAAACCCACCCAAGTCTTGTGAACGACTATTAAAAATAGCCGCATAACCAGTCAATTTCAACTTGTCGCCCACAGTTTCTGCACGCAACTCACAGTTCAAAGCTGATCGTGTTTGCATTTTAGAATTACGAGTTGACGGGACAGGCACTTCCTGCACCGGTTCAAGTTTCGCAACAATAGCGTGAGCAGTTTTTAACCAACGATTAGTTTGCACAGCAGGCAAATCAGCAGGATTAGTTGTTGGAATGTTCAAAGAAGCGTAAGCTGCCCGAGCATCTGGGTTATTGTCAATTGCCTCAGTGATGTTATACGTTTTTAAAAGATTCTCAGCAGCCAATTTTTTGAAAGCATTACTATCAGCCGTTGACCCATCATTCATAACCAACATGGAATAAGTAATCCCCAAATCTTCAAGTTCAGAAACAGTTTCATCTCGTTGAGAATCAGGCCTGCCAGTGACCAAAATTGTTTCACCAGGTAAAGACTGAAGATAAACCCAAGTTTTCTCCATACGCATACCAGCATGAATCAACGTGTCATCAATGTCACAAATAACTGCGTCAGGCCCAGAAGCATTACGGTCAGCCCAATCACCCATAAAATCATGACCTTCACCCTCAGCCTGAGCAATCGCCAAAGCCGTATCAATAGCTTTCTGTTTTGAATCAGTGCAGCCCACAGTTTCAGGCATACCATCTTCATCTTTAACAACTGCCCAACCAGTGCAGTCAAGTTGTTGATCACTAATCCAATAAGGCATTTATGCTCCCGTTGTTGGTGCTTGCAGTTGAACCGACAAATTGCCGGTGTGTTGAATAGAAGGTAAATCAAGGGCTTTCAAAGTTTCAGCAGGATCAAAACCAACAGCAATAAGTTTTTGAGCCATCGCAACCTTCTTGTCCTCACCAATAAGGTCAGCACTCGGCAAGTCAATGTTTGCTAATGGAACACGCAACACGTCACCACCATCAATAGGGGTCATGTCCTCGAACTTGCGAATGTCGTTGATTGTGTAAAAACCTTGTTGTGAAGCAATCGAATAACCTTGCATGCGACTAGCGAAATCGCCACGCAACAAACCATCAACACTGAACCGTAAAAACACTTGGTCAGGTAACAAACGTGTAAAGGCTTGCTCAATCTTGCCAATAATCGGGCGCAACGTGTGAACCACAAACGCAATGTTTTGTTGCTCAATGCTTGCATAACTTGTGGCATTAGGAAGCCCCAATAAGTTAGTTGGCACATTGAAAGCGCGAGCTACATCCTCAACCGCCAAACGGCGGGAATCTAAAAACTGTGCCTGATCGTTTGGAACAGTTGTCGGGTTGTATTTTGCCCCACCCGAAATGACGGCTGTTCGGTTAGAACGTGCCAAACCTCGGTGGCGTGCATCAAAACCATCAGCCAAATTTTTAGCTTGTTCAGGGGTCAGTGGGCCAGGGTATTCCAAAACACCAGACGTTGACGAACCAGACCCAAAAAACTTTGCAGCATAAGTTTCCAAAGCCATAGCCAAACCAAAGTTTTCTTTCAACGCATCAACACGTGAAACACCACGCAACTCACCAGGTCTAACAACGTCAGGAATGTGCAACAAATCATCTGGACTTAACGCCGCAGCTTCGCCCTCGTGAACATACATCACACGCCCAATACCGTTGCGTGACACTTTCACAGACGTAGGATTCAACACAGTCAAGTTCACAATGTCGCCAGAACCATCCCTGAAAATACGCACAAAAGCATTACCGTCAAGCAACATTGACACAATGATTGCACCCCAAAAAGCCGGTGGCGTCGTATCCAGGTCAGGGGTTGAAACCCATAAAGGTTTAGGCCTGTAAGGGAATCTAGCCCCGTTACGGCGAATGTAAGCATCAACTGGCAGGGTTGCAATCGTGTCTGAAATCAAAGACACAGCCGAGAAAATAGCGTTTACTTTGAAAGCATTTTCGTTAGTGACAGCCATACCGGTTGCGTTAGTGATTCCAAAGTCATCACCTGAACCCCAAATGGATTGAAAGTTTACTGTTCTTTGTTCACCAAGTCGTCTAAGCATTAGTCACCTTCAATCGCAAGTCCAAAAAGAATAACGGCTATACCGCCAACAATCACGCCCAAAGGCAACGCCAAAAAACTGACACCCAAAGTCAAAATGGCGAAACCTGCCACTTGCAAAATAGTCGCTTTCAACCCACTCCTAAATAAAAACTTCTGGAACAGTAAACTGTTCGCTCTCTAGTCTAACTGTCGCCCTATCATGTGCCACAACGAAAGCAACTGCTGCGTCAATACGGCGTGAGCTTGCACGATTCTCTTTCACAATACGAGGCCCCAAGTTATCAATCTTTACCACAGCATTAGCCAGGTGACGTGTCAATAAAGGGTTGCCGTCATGTGTGAGCTTCTGTTCAACAACAGCATCAAACGCTTTTGCACAACTTGTCACCATACGTCTAGCAGAAGTGGACGGATACTCAACAATGGGCAAACCGTATTCTTGCAACGCTTCCATTGATCGTTGCCAGCGAAAAGGGTCACACGCTATTTCACGCACTTTTGGAAACTGTTGACAAAAATCACGTATCCGATTCTCAACTTCCAACATTTCAACACGCCAGGTGTCATCATCTTCAGGTTGTTTCTCCCAAGCTTGCACCATAAAAATGTGTGGCAAGTCATCACCTTGCGGAATAGTGCAACCAACAATGACAGTCGAGTCACCCGAAAATGAACCATCAAAACCCAAAACGTATTCATCATCAGGCGACAACTCAAACTCGGCCTGACACGCCTCCCATGACCCCGTAGGCAACCAAGCAGTCTGAGAAGAAACCCACTGATTCAAACGCTTAGTTCGAAACTCAGCCTCCGGTGTTCGCCTAACCGCTGAAACAAAATCTTCTTCAGAAACAATATCAGCAAAACCAGGGTTAGCAATAACCCAATTCTTTGGGTCTTTGTGATCAGCGTTTTGCGGTGCTTCCCACCACGCCATAAAAAAAGCAGGGTCAACAAGTTCACCACGAGCCACCTTTTGCCCATACTGATATAACGTGTAAGCAATCGAGTCCTGACCTGTAATGTCAGTTTTGACTCCGGCAGTTGTCACCACATACAACTGTGCAATCTTGCCTCGGTTACCCATAGCCAAAGAAAACACATCAAACAGTTCACGATTCCTATGAGCGTGAAGTTCATCAAGAATCACAGTTGAGGGGTTACGGCCCTCCTTAGAATAAGCTTCAGCAGAAACAACCAACAACACATTCCCTGAAGTCGGCACATAAATTGAATCTTTATACACCTGGCACAACTCAGATAACTCAGGGCTATCAGTAATCATGCGTTTACACTCACCAAAAATGATTCTCGCTTGTTCTTTTTCAGCTGCCGCAATAATAATTTCCGCACCCTGCACACCCTCAGCAAACAACTTGAAAATAGCAATAGCAGCAGAAGCCCAAGCAGACTTACCATTCTTGCGTGGCTCACCAATCACACACAACTGAAAGTTCAAATCACCATCAGCATTACGCGCATAAACGCAACGAGTCAGTTCTTTCTGCCACCCACGAAACCGCAACGAGTCACCCCGAACCCCAGCAATCCCATCCTTACCAACCGACCCATAAGTTTCCGCAAACTCAACAGCAAACAACCCATCGCCACGAGCTTTATCTTCTTCAGAAACCGGAGTCAACCAGGCAGGAGGCCAAGACTCAACGGCCATTGCGTTCCATCATTTCCTGCAACTTAGATTTTGTTTTCACAGACACTAAACCCAAACGAGTCCGGTCAGACGGAGTAAACCCAAGCAAAGACAAGTTCGACTGAATCAACCGCTCCAAATCATTAAGCTGTTTGAACATATGCCATTCATCAGGATGTTCAGCAATCCAAGACTCAAGCCTCACTTTACGATCAAGTTGCTCACACACCAATTGCAAAAGTTGCGTATCAGTTTGCGAACTAACCCACAACTCACCAGCAGCAAAAACAGAATCCCACATCATCTGCCCAGCCCACTCCAAAGGCCTCAACGGATCAACACGACCATAAACAACAGGGGCAATATCTGAGCTTGTTTTGATAGGTTGTCTACCAGGATTACCCTGCGCCAGACGCAATTCAAGGGGTTTAGCGGTTCTAGGCACACAATCTCCCTTCCAAGATTTCAAGCCCTCCAGCAGTCGCTAGTGCCTTATTAGGCTACCACCAGAAAATGTTGAATCTCGCATACACACAAAACCGAGATCGGAATAGCGTCGTGTAGGGAA